GAACACTAGGCACAGCAACCAACATTCTTGTTTCTCCAGAACAATGGGGCAACATTATGAATCTCGCCGATGCCGGCCGTCCGATTTATCAGAATCTAATCGGTCCATCTAACCAGGGCGGAAACCTAGATGGTCAATCCGTTCGCGGAAATGTATTGGGTCTAAACCTTCGCGTTGCTCGTAACCTAGCAACCGCAGCTCCAACTGGAGACAACTCAATCATCATCATCAACCCAGATGCATACACCTGGTATGAGTCAAGCCGCTTCCGTTTGCAGACCAATGTGGCACTAAACGGCCAAATTGAGGTTGCTTACTACGGCTACGGCGCACTTGCAACAAAGGTTGCAGCCGGCGCATACAAGTGGATGGTTGCATAACCAAGCCTAAAGAGTTAGGCGGTCCGCTCCCGAGCCGCCTAACACCTCCGAAAGTAGAAAGGAAACGAGATGCCCACAATAGTTACAGCATCAGAGCTGCGTACCATTTTGGGTGTCTCGTCATCCTTATATTCAGATGCTTATCTCAATGACATTATTGATGCAACTGAATCAATTATTTTGCCAATGCTGGTCACTTACAAAGCACCAATCGCCGCCGCTGAGTTGTCAGACAATGTGGCTACAATCATCACTCAGGGAGAACACCCATTTTCTGTCGGACAATCTGTCGTAATCGCTGGCGTATCAGCTACATTTAACGGAACCAAAACAGTCACAGATGTTTCTGATGATCACTTAGAATTCTCTTATGCGCAAACTGCATCCGATGTAATCCAATTTAATGTCATCCCGGCTGGTAGTGCGACACTAACTGGCGCATCAACTTATGTGGGCAATGCTGCCGTTGAAGCGGCGGTGCTATCTGTCGCTGTTCAAATCTTTCAAAACCGCACCGCAGGTGGTGGAGCAATCGAGGGTGTTGATTTCGCAGTCACCCCGTTCAGAATGTCTCGCGGATTACTTAGTTCAGTTTCAGGGCTACTCGGGCCTTATTTAGATGTTGAAGCGATGGCTCAATAATGCCAGCCAACACAATTGCGGACACTCGCGCCGCTATCAAAACAGCAATCCAAGCTGTGACCGCAAATGTTTATGATTTTGTACCTGAAACGCCTGTGGTCCCTTTCGCCGCAGTCGTACCTGGGGCACCTTATATGGAGTTCGATTTAATCAGTCGTTCTCCATTTCGGTGTCAATTAAATTTTGTTATTTCAGTGGGAGTTGCGTATTTCTCAAACCCTGCATCATTGGGCAATCTTGAGGAGCTTACAAAAGCAATCGTTTCAGCAATCCCAACTGGTTATGAAGTTTCAGTAGTTGAGTCACCTGTTGTCAATACTGTTGGCAATTCAACGATCTTGACCGCTGATATCCGCTTGAGCACTCGCTACGAGCAAACCACCTAACAAGGAGAATCAATGCCAACAACAGTGATCACTGGCCGCGATGTCACCTTCACCCTAGATGCAGCCTCATACGATGCTCAGGTGACCTCCGCGGTACTATCCTGCGAAACCATTATCGAGACATACCAAACTCTCGATGGTCGCGCTTACAAGTCCACAGACAAGCAGTGGACCTTCACAATCGAACTATTGCAGGACTGGGGAGCAACCAGCTCTCTATTCGAGGCAATGTGGGCCGATGCTGAGACAGCGCCAAACACCACACTCGCTGTGTCATTCACAGCCGTATCAGGCGCAGTATTTGCTTTCAATGTACTGCCAATCTTCCCAAGCGCAGGTGGCGCAGCTCCTGGAGCTCTCACCGATACTTGGACAATGACAGTCGTTGGAACACCAACAGAAACATTTAGCTAAGAGGGAGATCGGGAGCAATGAAATTACCAATCACAATTGAATACAACTCAGGCGAGTCTGCAACCTATGTGGCGCAGCCGCCTGAGTGGGCTAAATGGGAAAAAGCAACTGGTCACACTTTGGCTAAAGCTGAATCAGTGATAGGCATTTGGGACCTAATGTTTTTGGCTTATAACGCTTACAAAAGAGAGCAGGCAGGCAAACCAGTTAAGTCTTTCGAGATTTGGATGGAAACTGTCGCAGATGTATCAACTGGAGCGTCCGACCCAAAAGCCATAAGCCAGGAAGCGTAAGTTACACACTAGTTGAGCTTGCGCTTCGCACTGGCGTTCCAATGCAATACTGGGATGACGCGGACGATATAACCACCGCAATAGAGATCTTGGAGCGAAATGACTTACGAGCAAGGGATGGCTTATGATCGAAAAGAGCTTGCTCAACTCATCCGCGCATTTAAGGCTATGGACGCTGAAGCTACAAAAGTTGCAGCTGAAACTGGTTACGAATTTTCTCAGTGGACTGCTAATGAAATTCGGCAGGCTGGGTATAGCCGATACATTAACCCAACCGCAGTTCGCCGAATTGTTGATGGCGGCTCAGTTTCAAAAACCTCAAAGGTCGGCCAAGTCTCGTACGGATTTGCTCGTCAGCGTTTTTCGGGCGGAGGGACAACTCGCAGCCTATGGCCTGCCTTCGAATTTGGATCAAAGAGATTTAAGCAGTTCCCTACATATTCGGGTCGCTTTGGTAGAGGTGGACGCGGCTGGTTCATATTCCCGACCCTTCGCGGACTTCAGCCTGAATTAGTGAGAAAATGGGAATTGAAATTTCAAGATATTTTGAAGGAGTGGGGTAAATAATGGCAGGAGATAGAACCCTTAAGCTCAGCCTGCTCGCTGACACAAAAAACCTCATTGATGGACTCAATAAAGGTAAGAAAGAGTCCGAAACTTTCGGGGACAAAATAGATGCTATCAATCGTAAAGTTGGTTTGGCTTTCGCCGCTATGGGTGCTGCCGCAACTGGAATGGCAATCAAATTTACAAAAGATGCCATTGGTGCTGCCTCTGATATGGAAGAGACAATATCCAAAATTGGTGTTGTCTTTGGTAACAGCGCAAGAGAAATTGAAAAGTTTGCCGCTACTGCTGCTAAAGATATTGGACAATCAAAACAACAAGCCCTGGACGCTGCCGCAACTTTCGCAATCTTTGGAAAGTCTGCTGGCCTCTCAGGTCAGGCATTGGTTAATTTCTCGACTGACTTTGTTAAATTAGCTTCAGACTTAGCTTCATTTAATAACACTACGCCTGAAGATGCAATTATGGCCATTGGTGCCGCGCTTCGAGGTGAAGCCGAGCCACTGCGCCGTTATGGAGTTTTGCTTGATGATGCGACACTCAAAGCCGCTGCAATGGAGATGGGGATCTATTCGGGATCAGGCGCATTAACCGCTCAACAAAAAGTCCTCGCAGCCCAAAAGGTTATCCTCGAACAAACTTCATTAGCTCAGGGCGATTTCGCTAGAACTTCAGATGGTCTAGCAAACTCACAAAGACAAATAGAAGCGGCAGTTAAAGACGCTCAAGCGCAATTAGGACAGGCGTTACTTCCAGTAATGCTGCAATTGGCTACCTTTACTGAGCAGACTTTGGTCCCTGCTTTGTCTGCGTTTATTGCTGGTTTGACTGGCAATGGTTCAATGACTGATGGTTTTAATCAATCTCAATTAGCCGCAGTCGAATGGGGCAAAAAAGCGCGAATGGTCTTTGATGCTTTGGTGGCTTTGAAAGAAGTAGCGGCGGCAGTTGCAATTACTTTGGCAAGCATTTGGGCAGTTAGTAAAGTCCAAGCGGCAGTGGTCGCAACGATTGGATTTGTCAATCTACTCATTAAGGCTTACAACGCTCTCAAGGCTTCAGCTATTGTTGCGGCTGTTGCGTCTCGTTTAGCACTCAATCCACTGGCAGGAGCCGCCGCATCAGCGGCTATTTTTGCCGTCATTGGAGCAGCAGCCAAACTAGCCTCCGATTTTGATACTCAGGCTGCAAGTTCATCCCAATCGTACAATCAACAGCGAGAGTCTCAAATAGCTGGCGCTGGTGCAGGCGGTGCAAGCGGTTCAACAATCCCTGGAACTTCAAGCGGCGGTATCACATTCCCAAGCATTACTGGAGGAGTTATTGCTGGCGGTTCGTCATCAGGTGGCGGTATCAAAATCAAGCCTGCTCCTACTTTGATTGAACAAGTATCGCAAGAGCAATTCATAAAGAATTTGGATCCTCGTAGTTTTGATCCTGCGCGTTTCCGCCAGGCTGATAACAACATTAATATCACAGTCAATGGCGCAGTTGATCCAGTCGGCACTGCTCGGCAAATTGCCACAATCCTTAACACCGAAGCCTCTACTGCTGGCAGTTTCACTAATCTAGGAGTGTCGCGCTTCGCAACGAGGGCTGAGTAATGACCTGGAATCCCAACGCAACTGTCACCATCGCTGGAGTTGATTTTACTGGCGAAACTTTGGGCGGCCTAGCAATCCATTACGGCAGACCGACAATTTGGGATCAGGCTCGCTCATCCTATGCAACTGTCTCAATCCTTAACTCAACTGATGTCGATTACGCATTTGAAATCAATGACAATGTGGTTGTCGAAATACAGGATTCAGACGGCACAGATGTCACTGTATTCACCGGCAAGATAACTGACATATCGAATGAATTAGCTGCTGCCGGATCAGGTGCCACAGTCGCAGTCCAAACTCTGACCGCTGTCGGTCCATTTGCTCAAATGGCCCGCACAATTGTTGGCACAACCAATTACCCTAAAGAATATGACGATGACCGCATTAGCCGCATATTGACTGAAGCGGGAGTAACTGTTGATGTGGTCGATACTCCTGGCGTTTATGAATTACAAGAGCGACCAGCTGACCCACAGGATGCTTACACACTATCCACCTATTACGCTGGAATGTGCTTCGGATATATGTATGAAACCAAGACTGGCGCAGTCGGTTATGCCAATGAGTCTCGCCGCACAGTAGATGTCAATACCAGCGGATACTTAGACATTGCTGAGGGTTATATCAACTGGCGCGGAATCAATTCCCGCAAATCAATCAGCGACATTGTTAATAAGATTATTTTGTTTTACAAGAATGGGCAGGATGTTACCTCTGACGATGCTCCCTCAATTGCTAACTATGGTTTGATTGAAGCTCGAATTGACACAGAGTTAGAAGATGCGGACCAAGCACAGAATATTGCTGACCGGTATGTTTCTTTGCGTTCAGTCCCAGAAACCAACTTCTCATCTTTCAGCATTAATTTGGATAATCCGAATATCACAGCCGGTGATTTAGATGACTTGATTAATATCGAGATGGGCAGCGCGGTGCAAATCAGCGACTTGCCAAATGCCATCAGCCCGATTAATTACACAGGATTTGTTGAAGGCTGGGATTTAGTCATCAATCAGTATCAGGCCCTTCTTACTTTGACCACTTCGGACAGCACATATTCAGTTGTGCCAATTAGATGGCAGGATGTTGATCCGACAACTATTTGGACAGATATTGATCCAGCTGCCACAACCAGCACAAAGACCAACCTAGTAACTAACCCTACATTTGAGCCTGACGACCTAAATACTATTGGCTATTTTTACGCTCCGGCAACAGGCAATAATGTTTTAAGCGTAGCGGACTCAGCGGCGTTAGATATTACTGGCGATATAGACATCAGGGTCAAGGTGGCGATGGATGACTATACGCCAACAGCTCAAAGAATAATGATTGCCAAAGCAGCCACATCTAACATCAGTTATGGATTAGCTGTAAATGCTACGGGCACTTTATTATTATTCTATACTACAAACGGTTCGACAACTACGGGATCAGCTTCTACGGTTGCAACAGGTTTAACAGATGGCACCGTCAAATGGATTAGAGCTACTTTTGCCGCTGGAACAAGAGAAACAAAATATTATCTAAGCGATGACGGGCTCAATTGGACTCAGTTAGGCGCGACAATCACAGTAGGCGGTTCGGTAAGCATTTTTAGCGGTACTGGCACTTTGCAAGTTGGCGGATATACAACTACTGCAACGGCTATGGGTGGAAAAATGTACGCGGCCGAAATACGCAACGGAATTAACGGAAATGTCGTTTTCTATACTGATGTGGCTGGTGATTACAAATCTACCGACAAATGGAGTTACACAGCGTACAGCGGCCAGACAGTAAATATCCTCAGACCTGTTTTGCCTTGGTCACCTAATACGGGCGGTGCGATAGCTAACTCTGATACTGATGCCTATTCTGGTGTTGGCTCAATGAAATTCACCGCAACTGCCACCACTAATGGCTCAGGTTTCTTTATAGGTACAGGACTGCGCATACCGATTACAGCTGGTCAGACTTATACCTATACCTGCTATATTAAAAATATTGACCATAACACCAACTGGCGCAATATTCTCCAATGGTATTCGCTTGTAACTGGTGGAACTCTTATAGCTCAAACAACGGGAACAAGCACAGCCATTTCGAGTGGTAGCTGGACTCGTTTAACTGTGACTGGAACTGCTCCCGTAGGTGCTACCGCAGTAACTTTATTTACAGGCAATACCGCCTCGCAAACAATAGGCACTTCCCTGCTAGTTGATGCTATTCAATTTGAAACCGGATCAACAGCTTCCACCTATTTTGATGGCTACGCCTCTGACATTCCAGCTAAAGAATATCCGGTGCTGGCTTGGACCGGTACAGCCCAACAATCAACCTCTACGGCTGTGGCTTACTGGGGCACAAAGCCCACAACGCTGTGGCAAAATGTCGATACGGCCGGACTGCCGTAGAATAGGAACCTATGGCAACCTCACCCAATTATGGCTGGACCGAACCGGATGACTCCGACTACCTCAAAGAAGGTGCGGATGCTATTCGGACAATGGGAAATGCCATTGATACGACAATGAATAAAATCGAAAACTTCAAGGGTGAAATTCAGCACCCATTCCTATTGATGGGAGCTTAAATGGCAACGACAACTTATAAAATCCTCGGTCAAAGCGCACCAAGCGCAACAACCGAAACCGCACTCTACACAGTAGCCGCCTCGACTGAAACAATTATCAGCTCAATTACTGTCTGTAATCGCGGATCATCAGCTGCGACTTATCGAATCTATGTAGCCGACAATGGCGCAGCCACAGCCAACAGCCAATACATTGTTTATGATGCAACAATTCAAGCCAAAGAAACTATTGCCCTAACTCTGGGACTAACTCTCAATGCCTCTGATGTTTTGCGCGTTTATGCCTCAACCGCTGATTTGTCATTCAACGCATTTGGAAGCGAGATTGCATAATGGCTATATCGAAAATTGGTGGGACAGGATCAGATAACTGGGAGTTAATTAGCTCGGTTACTCCTACGGCTGCGAGTACAGCGGTTAATTTTACTGGATTGTCTCCATACAAAAAATTAATGGTAATGTGGCAAGGAATCGTTCTTGCCGCTGCAACTGATGTGACAGTTCGTTTAAATAACGATTTTTCACAAAATCATACTAATTATCGCAATACAAACAGTGGTTCAGTTGGCAGCAGTTCATTCACTACGCAATGGCCTTTTGGTGATGGAGGAACTGTCAATCAAAATGGTTATGCAATTGTCAATAATTGTGACAATGCTGGAGTTAAAATTTTAGAAGATGGATATGCTGTCAGCAGTAACACCTATGGATATTATCGCGGATTTTACAGGGGTTCAGCAATTATCAATCAGGTTAGTTTTGTAACTACCTCAACATTCACAGCTGTTGGCACTGTCGCTTTATACGGAGTTAAATGATGAAACCACAAGTAATGGATGTAGATGTTAATACAGGCGAAAGCACAGTCCGCGAAATGACTGATGCTGAGTTTCAAGTTTATCTAAAGGATAAGGCAGATGCCGAAGCTCGCGCAAATAGTCAAAAATAAGGTAGTTGCTTTCTTTGATGACGAAACCGACTTCTTGCCGGACAATTCACACTTTATCAATGTCGATGACTACCCTGAAGTTGAGATAGGTTGGAATTACGATGGCGAATTCAGTAAAGCTTTGTAAAGCCGGCCAGCAATTAAGAACTCAAATTGACGATGATTATCCTGAGCGCGATAGGCGCAGCGATGGCTGGGTGGCTGATGCTCGTCATTTGGCGAAAGGTAATTCGGATCATATACCGGTCAATGGAATAGTCAGAGCGATTGATGTTGATTCTGATTTAGCAGCCCATAAAGAGGAAGTTTTTGCATTAGTCGAGAAAATCCGCAAATGCGCTAAACGAGGCGATAAGCGGATTAAATACATTATTCACAATGGTCGGATAGCTTCACCCATTCTGAATTGGAAGTGGCGCAAATATCGCGGCAGTAACCCGCACATTTCACATTTCCACATTAGCTTCACAACTTTGGGAGACAACAACGGCAAATGGTTTGACCTCGAAGGAGAGAGAGACAAAGATGGCAGAATTAAAGAAAATGGCGGGAAGCTGGGCCAAGACATTTCTAGCAACAGCTCTAGCGACTTATATGGCAGTGGGCTTAGATGCCGAGACAATAATCAATGCTGCTATTGCTGCCGTATTGCCGAGCATAATCAACTGGCTTAACCCTAATTACGAGCGTTACGGCAGAGTGAAGTAATGGCACCTGGGGACATTGCGGCGTTTATCGCCTCAGTGCTCGGGTCTATCGGGTTACTGATTGCCGGCCTTCGATACATAATCAAATTGGAAAACATTCCGATTGTGTCGCGGCTCGATAAAATGGAGTCTCAGTTAGAATTAGCCCTCCAACCAAAGGTGGTGAGAAGTGGCAACGGCAAGAAAACGCGCTAAGAAACCTGTTAAGAAGGTTGCTAAACGCCGCCGTACCACAAAAGAAACACCGCTAACTAAACTGGATTTTTGGGCTATTGCTGCCAATGAAGTTTATATGGCTTGTCGCAAGGCGGGAATGGACGAGGGTACAGCTCTCGCCTTTGCGATGGATCGCAGCTCATATCCTGATTGGATTGTTGATCCCAGTGATCCGATAAAAAATCCTTTGGATGACTTCACAGAGGATGAGGACTAATTTTCAGAGAGGTCGAATTATTTGAATGGCTTAAGGAGCGGATTCCCGACCTAGAGCCCTCAAGACCGACCGACAAATTCGATGCCATTTCGATGGACTATCGAGCTATTTTCGAGCTCAAATGCCGCCGCACTCATTATGATGATTTGATGATTGAGCAAAGCAAGTGGCACAGCTTGGTCGAAATCGGGGCTCTGAAGGCCCTTAGAGCGTTTTATGTCAGCTCAACGCCTCTCGGTATCTATTGCTGGGAATTAGACCCTCTAAACGCCCCACAATGGCAAATGAAGGCATTACCAAATAAGACTGATTTTGCCCACAGCCGCGTAACAACTAGGCCGGTGGGTTTTCTGCATATAGACACAGCGTTTGATTTATTGCGACACTCCGAAAATCCATTTGCATAAATCCATTTAGCTAAATACATTTATCTCACTAAATCCATTTATTAGGGTTTAGAAGGGAGAATAAATGATAGTAACACCGCCATTAATTCGATTTGATAGCACATCAGGTGCTTGGTCGGATGGCAAAAACTATGTAAAAGGCCAATTGATCCGCCGTTATGCGATGGAATCATTAGGCCGTAAATCAGTTAGAGGTCGGCTAAGTCGGGATGAAATCTCAGCTTATTGGCTAGACCGATTTGGGGTGAACGCTGATGTGCAATGACCTCACAGCCGAGCAAATTACTTGGATCATTATCTTTGCCTGGTTAGGTGGATTTTTGATTTGGGGCCATTTAACCGAAGCCAAAGCCAAAGCCTTTAATGAGGGCTACAAGAGAGGTCGCTCGACCAGATTGGCTAAAGATGGGGCTCGATGACTACTCAGACCGCAGCGCGACCGACTGGCTTGAAGTCGCTAGTGACACCCTCCAAGAGAGGGGGCTCGACTATGGTGATCCGCGAAACAATCTATTACGCATTTACAAAATCGCGAGATTACTCGGTGTTCAGCTGCGAGACCCATCTGACATTGCAAATGTTTTTCTCGCGACAAAACTCAGCCGAATTGTGGAGAGCCCAGGGCGGGAGGATTCGTATCTCGACCTCATTGGCTATGCCGGAATCTTGGCTCAACTGCGATTTACCACACCGGATGATTGGAGCGACATTGAGTTTGATGCGAAACTCGAACAGTAATCAGTGGTGCGATTATTGCAAGGGTCGTTACGGCACTAACAAAGATGGCTCCTGGCATTACAAAGCAATGGTGCCAGCCGTTTGGAAAATAGTAAGTGAATCACCAACGAGACGAGGAGTTACTCGTTTCTATTGTCAAGACTGCGCCAACGAGGTTCAAAACTGGCCCGATGGCACATTTTATTCATTAAAAGAGCAATTACAAGATGCATTAACCAAGTATGAAAAGGGAGCGTATTACGATGAGCAGTTGGCTTGAAGATTATGAAGGTGTTTGGGATCGCTTTGAGAAGTTCAAGAAGGATTACCCAGATTACCGCCACAAATCACACATATTGGCTGAATCACTAACAACGCAGTCAGATGTATTTATTATCAAAACAGAGCTTTATCGCACCTGGAATGACCAAGAGCCATTTGCTACTGGATTATCGAGTGAGGTAAAGAGCAAGCAATACAGTATCGAACTCTGCGAGACTGGATCACTAGGTCGGGCATTAATGATGGCTGGGTATCCTGCCAAACCAAAAGGTGGCAATATTCCACTCAAGCCAATTCAGACAACAAAGCCCGAACTAGCTGAGTTTGTCCAGGAGCAACGCCCGAATCATCCTGAGCCAATTGTTTGGGATGTTAGCGCGGTAGCTGAACAATTAGGTGCTGAGATTATCGATGAAATTCCACTTTGTGCCGGTGGCGATGGGCCGATGGTGCTTAAGTCTGGAGTTAAGGAAGGTAAGGAATATCGCGGTTGGGTATGTCCAACACCTAAGAGTGGTCATCCAGCTAAATGGATGAAAATTGGGTCAGATGGCAGTTGGTACTTTCCAAAATGATAGATGAAGCTCACCCTTTTAAATGCGGTAACTGTAAAAAGATAACCGCACACAGGGAAATCAAACGCTATGACACTAGCGATGTTGCTGAGATGCCGCTAGAGGTTTGGTTGCTTGAATGTCAGAACTGCTTCGAGATGCGAATGGTTGATCCAGTAGAGCGGTTAGCCAATAAAGAGGATGACATTACAAGATGCGACCAATGCGGTAATTACAAGATGAAGGCCGCTAAATGTCGAATCTGCCTAATAGCTGCTGGTCAAGAGCGCATTAAGGAGCGTTACTGGACTGGCGGGGCGACATTGGAAAGGTTTGTTGATGCCGACTTATGACTTTTACTGCTCCTATTGCGATGACCAATGGGAAATATGGCTAAGTATTGAGGCATCTAATCAGACAATGGTCTGCCACTGCGGTAGCCCACTTAAAAAACTATTCAACGCAGTACCGACACATTTCAAGGGAGAAGGATGGGCATCAAAGAGTTAAGCCTGGAGCTGGCGGCAGTTAGCCTAATAGCTGATGAGGCATATAAAGCAAAGAATAGGCTGCGAGAAGCATTACAAGCTGAAATGGATGCTATTGGAGCCGATAGGGTAAAAGCTGAATATCAAGGTGATCAGATTGCCTATGTAACAACCACAAAACCCAAGTTCAAATGGGTCGTACAGAATGACAGAAAATTCGTACAGTGGGTAAAAGAGAATCTACCTGGTGAGATTGTGGAGACAGTTAGGGAATCCTCTATCGACCATATTCTTAATAAATTCAATTACCAAGATGATGTAGTAATTGATCCAAATGGTGAAATAGTTGATTGGTTGGTGGGTAGTGAATCAGAGCCTTACCTAACAACCCGCTTTGCTGCTGATGGTAGGGAAACGCTGAAAAGCGCGTTTCAGTCAGGTCAATTAGAATTTAAGAAAATATGGGAGTTGGAGGGTTAGTGGTCATATCCGGTTATATCTTGTCCATATAGTGAGATGATAGGAGAAGCTATGCGTAAGATATTTGACAAGGGGATTACACTCTCGCTACGAGCGGGCGCGGGAGCTGGCCCTAGGCGAAGTGTCGGGGGGAGCTATTGTCTCCGCCTGATGGCTACGACGCTGCTGACAGCGATAATTACAATAAATAATCAAATACCATCAAAAGCAGATATGAATTTAAAGCTTTATGCTTACAACCTTTTAAGCTGGAAAGAGTTTGAGTGTTTTAACTGGTTGATTCATAAGGAATCTAGGTGGAATTACAAAGCCATTAATGGATCACATTATGGTTTAGGACAAATGAAATCTGTTTGGTATAAGAACCTTAGTCCTCAAAAGCAAATAAAAGCCTCGATTAAATACATCTCCCATAGGTACGGGGACAGCTGCACTGCCCTTGCTCACTTCGAGGCTAAGGGTTGGCATTGAGCTCACTTAAAAGCGGAGGCAGTACACACCGGTGGCGCAGGATCAGAGAGCGCATACTGCGCAGAGATGATTACACCTGCCAATACTGTGGGCAATATGGCGATACAGTCGATCACATCGTCCCTAGAAGCCTCGGAGGAGACGATCACTTCGAGAACCTCCAAACCCTATGCCGCACCTGTAATTACTCAAAGGGAGGCCGTCTAGGGCCCTTTAAAGGCCATTCTGTAGCCACCCCTGGTTTTTTTGCTGCCCCGCCGACAC